AGATGTAATACTAGAAAAATTAGAAAATGGACAAACAGTAAGTTATATATGCAGTTGTAAGAAGCAAGAGCAGATAAAAGCTAGATTAGAGAAGTTCAAAAAGCTATCTATAATCGATAGAAACTATGGAAATGACATCTTTAGCAATGCAAAAATAGATACAAAAGAAGAGAAAGAACTATATTTAAAAATTAAAAAATATGTTCAAAACTTCGATAAAATCTTAGAAATTAACGATGGATTGCTATTTTGTGGAGGAGCAGGAACAGGAAAAACGTTTCTAGCTAACTGCATCTGTAACTATCTAAGAGCACATAATTACACAGTTTTAAGTTTTAATTTGGGAAGCTATCTAAGAACTTTAAAAGATGATTTTAGTCAAGAAACTGCACTTTTAAAAGCTGTAGAGGAAGCAGATATGCTATTTATAGATGATTTAGGAAGTGAGAAAGTATCAGACGAATGGGGAAAAGAAAAGATTTACTCTATCATAGATACGAGATATAGAGCATCTAAGCCTATAATAATTACAACAAACTTAGATATGATAGAACTTAAAGAGTTTTTAGAATTTAGAAACTCCGATAAAATCGTAGATAGAATAAAAGGAATGACTAAAGTATTTAAATTTGATTGGGAGTCTAAAAGAAAAACAGCAAAAGCAAAAAGATCTTTTTGGGAATAATTAAAATAATAGGGAATTTTAAGTTTTAAATGTATGAGGTATACAATTATACCACTCACATAGTTAAAATAATTTTTAAGGCTGTGTGATAGCCTCAAAATTGATTTAAAAATAAATAAAAGGAGTTAATTTTTATGATTTTTATAAAAGGGAACACACCAAGCTCAAAAAATTCTAAGCAATTTGTGACTTTAAAGAATGGTAAAAAGTTGCTTTTAAATTCTAAAATCGTAAGAAAATATATAGATAAATCAGAAATGGATTGGAGATTTAATAAAACAGAGTTTTTTAAAATGCTAAAAGGCAAGAAAAAACCTTACAAAATAGAACTTTATTTTATTAGAGACAGCAAAAGAAAATTTGATTATATTAATGCAGCACAGATAGTTTTCGATTTAATGCAGAGTTATGACTATATAGATGATGATGATAGCACTACTGTAATCCCAGTTTTTAAAGGGTTTGAAGTTGATAAGACTAGAGCAGGAGTAGAAATAAGAGTTTTGTAGGAGGATAAAAAATGAGTTTAGGAAAAAGAGTAAAAGAATATAGAGAAAAGAATAATATAGATCAAAAAGATTTCGCTGAGAAAATAGAAGTTACTCAACCTTATTTATCACACTTGGAAAATGGAAAGATAGAAGCTAGTGAGAGAGTTCAAAAAAGAATAATGAAAATTTTAGAAAACGAAACTCAAGAAATTGTTGAAACTTCTGAAGCTGATAATGTAAAATCACCAAAGCATTATATACTAGAAGGTTTAGGGATTGAAGTAAAAGATATTATTTTTGAAGTTACAAAAGATATGAAAGGAAAAGAAGCTGTTTGTGTTGGAAATATTCTCAAATATGTAATGAGAGCTAAAAAGAAAAATGGAATAGAAGATTATAAGAAAGCTTATGAATATTTGGGTTATTTGTTAAAGGAGTGATTTTTATGAAAAAAATAAGAGTTACTCATAAAGATGGAGATATGCAAGGAATTACATTAATTTATCTTGTAAACAAGTACTTGAAAATTAATAGAGAATTATGGGATCAGGAAAATATGGCTTTAAATAGATATTATAAAGCTATTTTGACAAGAACTATAAAAGCTTCTGATAAAATCATTGATAAATTTAAGAATCAGATTAATTATAGAGTTGAAAAAGATGTTATCAAAATTTTAGATGAAGTATTTGCAGAATGTGAACACAAAGAAACAGGAGATAATTTAGAACTTCTTAGGACTATGTTTCTAGTGATAATGATGTTCGGAACTATTAATTCACATAAAAGAAATATGATTGGAGTAGTTCTGAAATCTATGATAACTGATGTAGTTAATACATTTGAAGATTTTAAAACTATGTGGCTTAGAGAAGTTGATGACACTGTCGCGAGACTGGAGGAAGCTGGTGCATGTTGATGGCCCAATAAAATATATGATTGAAAAAGGATTGTGGAAAATAAAATGAAAATAAAACAAATAAATTGTAGTCACAAAAATACTAAATGGATAAGAGAAAAATTAACTTTTAATTTTTTGAATGGGGATAGAGTTTATTTAGTATGCAAAGATTGTTACAAAATATTAGCTTCTTCAATTACAAAAAATAACAAAATAGGAGGATAAGATGGAAATTAAAAAATTAAAAAATGGAAATTATGAAATAACAAGAGAATATTTAGAAGAGTTATTGGAGTCAGATTTTAAATTAAATGCTTTAATCAATGGTGGAGTAGATAATTGGGAACATTTTGATGAAGTTGTTGAAAATTTTAATTTTGATGATGTAATAGATTTTATTGAATCAATAGAATAATGGAGGATAAGATGGAAAAAGAAAAGGTTTTAGAGATAGAAATAACTAAGATTGATGACTATTGGAATGCGATAACAGTAAAAAAAATAAAAGAAGATTTTAAAAGTAATGATTTACTTGAATGGATTACAATTGGTGGAAATTATGTATGCAATGATAAAATTTTTATAAATCGTATATATCCTAATATCCCTTTCATAGCAAGAAATGAAACAACTTTTATATTCAAAGGCATTGTAGATAAAATAAACGAAAAATATGGAATTCCAAAGAGATGGAGAGCAAAAAAAGAATATGGATATTTTTCTATAATGGGCGATGGAATAATAACTGAATTTTTAGATAATTATGTACTTGAAGATAATAATAGATATAATCTTGGAAATTATTTCCAAACAGAAAAAGAAGCACAAAAAGTTATAGATAGTAAAGAGTGGCAAGACTTCTGGGCTAAGGTAAGAGCAGGAGAGATTGGAGGTTGAGTAATGTTAAAAGCTAGATTTATAGATAAGATTTTAGAAGCTTTGGGATATGAAGCAGGAAAGATAAAGATATTTGATAATACTTCTTTAATATACTTTTATGATGATAGAAGTGAAGAAGAAAAAGAAAAAATAGTTGAAGTAATTAAATGCTTGGAACTAAAAAAAACAGTTGAAAAATTTAATTTATCTGAAATAACAATAGACTATGGATTAAAAACTTTAAGAATTGAAACAAAAAATGGAAAAGTTATAATAAAGAATTTGGGCAAATATGGAACTACTGGATTATGGACTATGGTAATTGAAATAGTGGGGGCTAAAAATGATTGAAATAATAAATAAAAATAGCAAAGAAAAAGAAAAAATTAATTATAGACAATTAGGTAACTTTTGTAATAGTTGTGGTAGTAAAATTGAAAGTAATCTTTTATTAATAAGACAAGATAGTGGAAATAGTGGAACTATAATAAGTTTATGTGATAAATGCTTACAAGAACTAAAAACAAAAATAGAAGCTTTGGAGGGGGAAAATGTGGAGAGATAAAGAAAGTAAAAAGATAGTTTATTTACAAAAAGTTGAATTTTGTCTTATAGATAAAAATGGACAGATTGAGAAAGTTTTTAAAAAAGACAATTTTTATAGCTGCGAAACTTGGCTATATGGAAAAGAAATGACACTAGATGAGTTAAAAAGAATCGCATACTGGGAGGAAGAAGATGAGAGAGATTAAATTTAGAGCTTGGGTAAAAGAAAAAAAAGCAATATTTGAAGTTATTTTAATTGATTATGTAACTAAAAAGGTAACTTATTTACTTGAAAGAGTTGGACATTTGTTAAGTATAAGAGACGCTAAATTTTATGATGTTGAACTTATGCAATATACAGGATTAAAAGATAAAAATAATAAAGAAATATATGAGGGAGATATTCTTTTTGAGAGTTTTGGAGAAAGATATTATAAAGTTGTTTTTGAAAATGGAAGTTTTAAAGCAGAGGTTGAGGGGGATTTTGAAGAGTATTTTTTTGATTTAATTGATGTTGTTGCACAAGGTTATGAAGTCGTAGGAAATATTTATGAAAATCCTGAATTAATAATTGGGGGTAGTAAATGATAAAAAAATATATAAAAAAACCTGTACAAATAGAAGCAATACAATTAAAAGAAGATAATATTATAGAAGTTTTTGATTTTTTAGATGGAGCAAATTATAAAGAAACTAAAAGTGCAGAAGAACTGGAAGATTTTAGTAAAGCGATGTTAGAACAATGTTATATTAAAATAGAAACACTTGAGGGAATGATGAAGGCTAGTTTTGGAGATTACATAATAAAAGGCATTAAAGGAGAGTTTTATCCTTGCAAGCCTGATATATTTATAGCAACTTATGAGGAAGTGAGATAATGGAGATTGATTTTAATAAACTAATGAATTATAAATCTTTGGCTTATGGAGCTTCTAACATTGCACAGTTAGGAAAAGTTAAAGAGGAGTACAAAGAGTTATTAGATGAAGTTGTGAACAAAGATAGTTTTAGTTATATAAAAAATAGAGATACTTTTATAGCTGAAGCTTTAGATTTGATAACTGCTACTGTAAATCTCTTGTTAGTAACTGAAGTAACAGAGCAGGATTTTGAGAAGCATATTGCAAAATTAGAATCATATAAGAATGGGAAATATAAGAAATAAGGGGAATTGATTATGATTGAATATTTATTAGAACTTCAAGTAAAAGATGAAAATAAAATTAGAATTATAAATAATCATATTTTTAGAGAAAAAACAATGTCAGATAAAGAAATCGAAGAAAAGCAAATAGAATTCTGTAAAAGTATGAGAGAAAATTATAAAGAAGCTGGAAAGGCTTTAGAGATTTTAGAGTATTCTATGACTGAGGTGAGTTAAAACCATTATGAGAAAAACTAAAAAACTAAAAAAAGAAGTTAAAAAGTTGAAAATAGAAAATAAAAAATTAAAATATGAAAAAAGATTTTATATAACATATTCTAACAACTGGAAAAATGAATACTATGAACTAAATAAAAAATACTTTATAAAAGATAAGGAATTGACAATAGCTAAAGTAGATTTAGTTTTGAATAGATTTTATTTAACAGCAGTAGTTGTGATAGCAATAGTTGAATTAGGAATAATATTATTTTAAAGTTGTAATAAAAGCTCATAAAAGGAGTGATGTAGTTTGGCAACACAAGAGCAAAAGATAATTTTTAGAAAGATGGAAGAAATATTAAAAAACTATCCAAAGTATCAGAAAAGAATAGAAATAGAAATAGAAAATTTAAAAAATCCACAAATAAAAAAATCATGTGGACCAGGAGGACAAGGTGGAGGAAACTATGAATTTAAAAGTGAAGTAGAACAGATAGAAGAGTTAAAACAAAGAATAGCCAATAATATAAGTCGTTATAAAGAAATAATATTCAGAATAGATGAATGTCTAAATATGGTTCAAGACCATAAAGATTATAATTTTATCCAAATGAAATATTTTGACAAAATGACTTATGAGGAAATAGCTGAGAAACTTGGAGTTTCTTTAATGAGTACATATAGAATGAGAAATAATATCTTAAGTACTCTGGAAATACACTTTAAAACACAGAGATTAATAGAGTTTTAATATTACTTTGTTAAAACCTTGTTAAAAAGCTGTTAAAAATGCGTTATTGTTATGTTAGTTTTTATGTGATAATATGATATCATGTAGCAAAGTTTAAAGATTCCTCTTTAAAAATTGTGGTAGTAGTTTAAGACTCTACTATAAAAAAGTCTTGCCCTATTGGGGATTAGCTCAGTTAGTTAGAGCGTTTGCCTGTTAAGCAAAATGTCATTGGTGCAAGTCCAATATCCCCAGCCATAATAATGTCAACACTCTCACAGTACTTAGATGTACAGGATATGTTCCTATGTGGGAGTTTTTTTATTGATTAGCCCACTTTCAGCATTATATCGGCTATAAACAAAAATGCGAGTCAAAGTGCACAAAGGTAGTTATTGCTACCTTCGACTGGAGAGTTACATTAATTGGTAAATGAACAGTCTGCTAAGCTGTTGTCCTGATGGACTTATAGGTTCGATTCCTATACTCTCCGCCAAACATAATATTATATAAAACTGGAGGTGAAGTAGCATTGAAATTA